TACCATCCCTATTTAATTGTATAAAACCAAGAATAGGAACTTTATATCTGACAGCAAAATTATGTAAGCTTGTCATCATAAAACCTAAAACCTGATACTCTTTCATGTCCTGAGATATTCCTGCGCTATCCATTAGTTTTAGATAATCATAAACAATAACGCAGTCTTTGGCTGTTCCATCCGGATGTAGTCCAACCTCTTTAACCAACCATCTTCTCATGATAGCCAATTGTTCTTCAAATGGCTTACCAGCGATTGATTTGTAATATAGTCTAACGTCTTTGAGTTCTTTTTGAGCCGTTTGTAATCTATTATTTTTATCCGGAGACTCAAATGCTTTACCGGTTTCTATACTTGAAATCTCTATTTCTGTCATCATGGCTAAAACTCTGTTAAGATGATCGTCTGTGCTCATCTCTGTATCCATATTTAATACTGGTACTTTAACATTTTTTGCTATATGTAAACCAATATTATCTGCTAGCAGAGTCTTACCAGTTTTTGGTCTTGCGGCTATAATACTTACTGATCCTTTTCTAAGACCACCGCCTATAGCATTGTCATAAACATGAAATCCTGTCGATATACCAACTTGATCAATAGGATTTTCTTTGATATTATTGATATAATCATCAACGATATTAGCTATACAAACAGGATTATTATCAGTATCATTTAGTAGGGTCGAGAAATTGAAGATACTATCTTCTGCCAATCCTATAATCGACGATATTGGTTCGGCTCCGGTGATATCCAATAATTTTTCTTTTGCTTCTTCTAATTGATCTCTAAGTAATCTAGCTATTTGTAGTTTTCTAATTTTAGCTGCAAATTTTCTGACATTTTCTAGATTAACAGGAAAATCTATAATAGCTTTTAAATGTTGAGTCTCATTTTTTTGAGATAAAATATGACCAAAATTTAATGATTGAGCAACAGATAGGATTGATGCTATATCTATAGAAGGACTATGGTCTTTTTCACATATCTCTTTTATTACTTGATATATCATTATATTACTATCAACAGTAAATGTTGATGGTTGTATAATATCAGCAATATCTAAATATGCATTTTCACCATATTTGCATATTCCAGACAATACCGCTCTTTCTGCGGCAGGATCACAAAGTATCATTTTTCATCCAGCGTTTGTTGAACAGTTATTACATTTATAGCGCGAAGGACTATCATGCACAAGGGCGGGATTTATATTTTCTGTTTTTCCACACACTCTGCACTTCACAGATATTGGTTCGTATTCTCTTGTTCGTGCAACTGGTGGATGTTTTGCTAATTTTTCATCTATTAGCTTATCATCTTTGTGCATATGAAACTCGCTCATTTTTTCAAATTTATTACCGGATTGGGCTGGAAGTCTTTTATTTTTGGTACGGATACTGTTTGTTAGACTAGTATTTTCGCTATCAACAGAAGGAGTTTCTTCCTTTGTTTCGGCTTTTTCGTCCGGTAATAAAGATTGAAGTACGGTAATTAAATTTTTTATTTGTTCTGGGTTATTTAATAAATCTTTAAGATCCATGTTTACTTTTACTCTTTTGGATGGAAATCATGACATCAGATAAGTTTTTTATACTATTAGCAAGATATTGCAACCTATCACTACGTTGTTTTGCATATTTTTTTATACTATTCAGTCCATTAGCTTTTTCATTATGTTTAATAGCCTGTATCGATTTTTCGATATAACCATACCCCTTATAGTTATTGATATCATCTGCTATAACTTCTTTTATATTTTCATCTGCCCAGTTATATCTTGCTATTTCTCTATTTAAACTACGTTGTACATAGAAAGAGAACTGAGATAATCTATATGATATTTGCGCACAATCTTCTGGACTTAATTTTTCTATTTCGTCTCTATTCATTGATGTATATTTATTAATTTCTTCCGATGGTATAACATTAGCAGAGAATTCCGACAAGCCTATAGAATTTTCGTATTCGTCTAAAATCTTATCCCAATACTGTAATTCTTCTTTAGATGATTTGCTGTTCATGATTTATTCTTTGAGTCCATTGGTCAATATCTTCGTGATATGGTAATTCTATATATCTTATATTATTAACATTGCACCATTCTGATTTTTCTCTATCTTTTTTTTGAGCTTTAAGAAAACTCATCATATTACCATGATAATATGGCACATATTTATAGTGTTGTTCTCCATGAACCTCAACACACCATTTTAATAGTGGTAGATAAAAATCTAGATATGCTATTTGTCCTTTTCTTATAGGCACCAAAACTTCTTCTAAGATTTGTAGCGTAGGATGAAGAGAAATTAATAAGTTTCTTGCTTGCAAATGGTACGACGACTTATTCTGTATTTTACCCTTTGAAACGTAACCTGTCAAGGCCCAAGAAACAACTTCTCCATCCAAATTAGTTATATTCATTACTTTTTAATGCCCAGTAAGCTTTTAACAGAATCTTCGACCTCTTTTGCTATTTCTGGATTTTCCATCAAAAATATTCTAGTTTTTTCTGCCCCTTGAAATTTGTGAGAGTCTTTGCTGGTTTTGATGGTATACCATGCTCCACCTTTATTTATAACTCCGACATCTGAGGCCAGATTGACAAGCTCTGTGAGCTTATCTATACCTTCGTTATAACGAATAAAGCTTTTTGCTACTCCTCCCGGAGGGCCGAGAGCAGAACAAATAACTTGCCATTCGACCTCTTGGCCTATCTGAGTATCATCTGCTCCTAAAGACCATGGTTTAGAACTTTTTGCTCGTAGTTTAATATCGGTTTGATATGCGATGCCTTGGCCGCTTTTCTCTTTAAACTCTGCTCCGTATCCTGTAGGATTACCCATCAAGTGAGTAATACCGATCACAATATTTTTATTAACAGGGATGACGTTGGAAACTTTTCTACAGAATTTGGCTAATAATTTTGCTCCATCTGCTCTTTGCATTTTATCCATATCACTAGTAATTTCAGCTTCTGTGCATAGTGCAGAATATGAGTCTATGATTACTATAGAGCCAGGAATTTCGTTTATAATTCTTTCTGCTATTTGTAGATATTCTTCAGCGTGTAAGATTTTACCTTGTTGAGATCCTATAATATGAAATCTACTCAGATCCAATCCTTTTATTCCAAGTAGATCTCGTTGTTTTAGTCTACCTTCAATATTTAGGTAATACACTTCTCTAGGATTCTTTAGATCTCCTTGATATTCTGGTTTTTGTGCAGTGGTTGCGAAGTCTAATGATGATAAAGTTTTACCACATTTAGGTTGTCCTGTAAATATTACAAAGCTACCTTCTGGTATTCCGCCACCAAGAACTATGTCCAGAGCAGGACTAATTGGAATAGTCAATATCTTTTTTTCTACCAGTGAGTTACCGGACAATATAATATCATCTCCAAAATTTTTGATTATATCTTCTTTAAGACTCATTATCTATATCCTCTAGTTTTGAAAGTATATTATTAGATTTTTTATCATTATTTGTTCTATATTTTTTATGAGATGATCTGTCTATATCTTTTGAAAATTCTTTGTTTTGTGAATCTAATATTTTCTGGTGATGCTCTATAATAGGTTTGAGCATCGGCGCTCGCAACGAATATGTATTCACAGTTTTGCTATCTTGTAAAGCTTTTACTATGGCCAAAGGGCTGTATTGTTTAACTAATTTATTGGCTGTTGCAATCTGATTTCTATAAAAAGCAGACCATTCTTTATTTAGCCAAAATTTATAATGAATATCTTTTTTATCAAGCTTTGCCTTTTTTTCACAAATAATTTCTGTGATATATTGGGCGGCAGATACTTCCTTATTATTGGAGTATCTCGATATAAATTTCATTTGTTGAATGGTTTAAATATATGATCTGGAGACTTGTGTGAACTAGATAGTTTTGCTCTATTATGATCATTCATCATAGACGCTTCTTGTGTCATAATAGCAACAGTATTATTTTTTTTAACAGCCGTTTTTGTTATCATAAGGTCTTTGGGACTAGGTGGAGGAGGCGGTATCGGAGGACTAAGATTCTCAGAATCTATGACTGTTTGTACACTATCGATAGACAAATTAACCTCTGAAGCAATTTGATCTACAGTAAGATTTTGAGCAAACAGATACTTTATAGCGTAGATATTATTTTTGGATACTTTAGCCATCACAACCTCTCTCTTTCTGCTTTAATTAACCATGCATTATTTTTGGTGGATAAAAATTTAAGATAGTAATCAAATACTGATTTATTAGTATTGATAAATTTATTACTTGGTCTAACAACATTATCAAGAAAACTATAGCTTTTTTCTCTATCGAACTTAGAGAATGGATTAAATAACTCGTTATTATTTGATATTTTGATCTGATAGATAATATGATTTTCTTTATTTATTGATTTGGCTAATACTGTGTTATCGTCAATATTTTTTCTGTAAAGATTATCCTCGTCTATAAAGTCACAATCTTGCTCTAAACAAAAAAATTTACTTATTGTGTCTGATAACCTATGATCTTTTTTAGGCGTAAATAAATAATTTTCACTCATTTGTCACCTTTTCTGGTAGATTTGCTTCTTCAGCCGATGATATCATACATTTTTCTACATATTCAAAAAAGTTTTTTATATATGTATTATAATTTTCTCCAGACGGAACTGGTATATGATAGCTGTTGGTGCATACCGTATTTATTTCTGGATATTTATTGTCTTCTATTTTTTTGAGAATATTTGCTGTTAGATTAATATATATTTCATATTGAGCATCTGTTTGCTTACTGATATTATTAGGATCATCAAAAATATAGTTATATTCAGAAAGATTTTCTTGTTTTAAATCTTTTAGAGAGTCTATTTGTTTTTTGTAAATATCTATTTCTTCTTTAGTAAAAAACTGAGACGGTTCTATGCTATCTGTCATATTAAGTCCATTTTGTTTTTGGCGGTTTTTTAATTCTGTTCATACCTTTAGGCAAAACTTTGTCATCTGTCGATTTATAAGAATTATGTTTGGAGTATAGGCTTTGTTTTTGATCATCGCTTAGTCTATCTCTATTCCTGTTAGCTAAATCTCCGATAGTTTTTAATTCACTATCATGTTTTTTTATAGAGCCCTGAATACTGGACACATCATCTGCATAACTTCTTTCTGTTTGTTTACTATTACACAGACTACATTTTGGAGAAGCAATATAGTCCTTAATATAAAAGAATAATTCAAATTTTTTAGAACAGGAGTTGCAGACATATGTGTAGGTTGGCATGGTTTATTTTAGATCTCTTTGAGCATCTTTTAACCAAGACAGATTTTTTGTCTTCAAAAAAGTTATGTACTTTTGAAATACCTGTGGAGTAACCTCTTTAAAATCCCATTCGCTTTTACATATATTATTGATGAATGACAAAGAATTTTTTTCTTCTATAGAAGACAGAATCTTCTTAGGATTGAAAATTTTTGAATTTGGATCCAATTTAATATAATATCTACCATAAGATTTGTCATTATCCGTAAAATGTTTTGGTTTTTTGGAAAATATTATTTTGGCAACGGCATTCAACATATTCTCATTATTTAGCCTAGGATATCCATCGTCATCTATATAGTCTTCTGATCCTAACAAACAATAGAATTTATCTTCATTAGAAACGGATCGATTTGTATTAAAAATAGCCATCTATATATTTTATCCATTCTTTTTGATCTGAGTCACTACTGTATATAGTAGGTAGTTCTTTTGCTAACGGCAAGTATCTTGGCTCATAAAATGGTTTTTTAGGAATATTAAGCAATTTCATATTCGCTTGTTCTGGTGTCTTATTTGATTTTTTCCTATTACATTTAACACAAGCAGTGGCTATGTTTAACCAATTAGTAGCATTCTTTTTATCAGGATGGAATTGACTTTTTGGAATAACATGATCATAAGTTAATTCATTCTGATTGAATCTTATTCCACAATATTGACAAGTATGATCATCTCTAATAAATAAATTTTTTCTAGAAAACTTTAAAGATCTATTATGAATATTGAAATATTTTTGCGTTTTTGCAACTAAAGGCACTTTAAATTGTTTATCGTTAGTTCCTTGAATATATTTGTCTTTATAATATTCAATGATTTCTATCTTAAAAGTCGGATTATTCTCATATTTAATAGACCAAATAATAGCTTTTTGCCAACTAATAATTCTTAATGGTGAATAATCAGCATTTAATAATAAACACTTACTATTTTCTGCCTTGTTCATAATTGTCTAATTTTGCTAAAATTTTTGCTATTATAGGATTACGAATAATATCATGATCAGTTAGTGTAGAAATACCTATACCGTCTACATCTGATAAATTTTTTATCATTTCATAAAAACCACCCTGTAAATGTCTAGCAAGATCTGATTGCGAAACATCTCCAGTTAGTACCATTTTACTGTTCTGGCCAATTCTTGTCAATAGCATTTTCAATTGTTCGTATGAAGCATTTTGACATTCATCCGCCACTATAAAACAATCATGAAAATTTCTTCCTCTCATAAACCCTAAAGGTACAATTTCTATTTTATTATTTAGTTTAAGCGTTGCATTAAGTGCTGGGCCAATAAAATAATTTATCTCATCTTCTATAGGTAATAGATAAGGAAATAATTTTTCTTCGTATTTACCTGGCAGATAACCTATTTTTTCTCCTGCTTCAACGACTGGTCTGGTTATAATGATTTTTTTGATTTTATCTTCCAATAAATGTTCTAAAGCTAAACCAACGGCGCAGTGGGTTTTACCACTACCGGCACTACCTTGACAAAAAGTAATAGTATTTTCTACTATAGATCGTATATATTCTTTTTGATTTTCTGTTCTTGGCTTTAATCTATTTCTAGATGATAGTCTTGTATTATCTTGATTAAGGGGCGAATTTGTGAGATCAATGATTTTTTCTTTTCTGGTGCTACCATTTTTTTTCTTTCTCAAGTTATGCCCTTTATAATAAGTTATATATTAATAACGACATATTAATATACACCATATATCATATTACAAACGACTTAAGATCAGGAGCTTTCCATCCTTCTGGTTTTAGTACTTTGCCGTCTTCTCTCTTTTTTACTTTTCCTGTAACAGGATCCACTTTAGCAAAATTCGTTTTCATCACTTCGTCCCATGCTCCTTGGGCATTACTACCGGTGCTATTTATAGCACCTGCCGTAACCACAATAATATCTATTAAGGCATCTAGTATTTCTACTCTATCTACATTGTTGATAGCCTCCTGAAGTTCAGACACTTCTTCTTTTATAAGAGTGTAATACATATCAAATTGAGATTGATTCCACTCGCATACTGTTTGATCACAGGCTACCATAAACTTGGTTTGGTCTTCAAACACATTACCCATAATTTAATATCCTTTATATTAAGATTCACAGTTTGTACAAGCTAAAATATTACGCGCTAGTTCTTGTGCTGGATTGGCGCTTCGTTGATAATAAAAAGTTTTAATTCCTAATTTCCATCCTTCTATGAGAAGATCGCTTACTTGTTTTGGCGGTATGTCTGGTCCAATCATTAAATTCAAAGATTGAGACTGATCTATATGTTTCTGTCTTTGGGATGCTTGAATAATAATTTCTTTCTGACTAATTTCACCAAATGTTTTAAATACTTCTTTTTCATTATCAGATAAGAACTTTAGATGTTGAACAGAGCCTCCTTTAACCAAGATACTCTTCCAAACTGTTTCATCGTTTTTATTATATTTTTTGAGAATTTCTTTTAGATGAGGGTTCTTATATGTGAATTTTCCTTTTGCTAAATTCTTAACAAAATAATTACTATTCAATGGTTCTATGCTAGGACTTACTTGCCCCAATATAAAACTACTACTAGTTGTAGGAGCAATGGCTAATGTTGTGACGTTTCTACGACCATATCCTTCGAGGATAGGAGCTTCTCCGAATTTTTCTGCTAATTCTCTTGATGCTTTGTCTGATCGTTCTCTAATAGTTTGCCATATATTAGCATTAATTAGTTTAGCTTGCATACTTTCAAAACTTATCATTTTGCTTTGAAGATACGAATGCCATCCCAATACTCCCATGCCTAATGCTCTATGATTTAGAGCAAAGTTTCTGGCGCTCTTCATAAAACGAATATTCTCTGTTTTATTTACAAACTCTTGATTAACACTGTCTAAGAAATATATAAGAGTTTCTATTGCATCTGTTTGTATTATTTCGTCCCAATGAAGCAGATTAAGAGAGCTTAGAACACAAACAAAACTATTATTTTCGTCTGATGCTAAACTAATTTCTGAACATAGATTACTACTATTTATTTTTATATTCTTGTCTTTATAAGCTTGTGGGGCGTTATTATTTACAGTATCATAAAAGAATATGTATGGATATCCACTTTCAAATCGTTTTTGAATAATTTTAGCCCAAATTTTTCTTTTATGTTTGTCTCCTTCAACCATGCTATTCATCCATTCATCAGTAATGGTAACGCCAATACTCATATTTTGAATAGGATGACCCTCATTACGAATTTGTAAAAATTCTTCTATATCGGGATGCTCCACAGGTAAATATGCGGCAAAACTTCCTCTTCGTGCTGATCCTTGACTAATCACATCTGCTACTTTATCAAACAATTCCATAAAGTGAACAGGTCCGCTACTTTCTCCACCAACACTAATACTTGCGCCTCGTGATCTTAATTCACCAAAATAACCACTAGTACCACCACCTAATTTGCTCATCATGCCAACTTCGGCCACTTTATACAGGATACTGTCCATTCTATCTCCAATATGAGAATTGAAGCAACTAACCGGTAATCCTCGGGAATTGCCATAATTGGTCCATACTGGAGTGGACAATGAGTAAAATCCTAAACTCATATAACGTTCAAATTTTTCTGCAAAACCCGGAATGTTTAATAGTCTCTCAGAGTTTTGCGATATGTTTTTTATTCTATCTTCTGGAGAAACGCCTTGTTCAAGGTATCCTCTTTCTAAGAATAAGCGACTATGCGAATTAAGCCAATAGTACGGTTGCGTTGTCATTTAAAGTCCTATAAACCATTAATAATGATTAAAACAAAGCCTCTATATCAAACGATAGAGCCTTCTTAGAATATTCTACTGGGCGAGAATGAAAAAAATCGGTCATATTATTACCAAGAATTTGTTCATCAAACCACAGTGTTTTGGATAACAATTTTTGATCAATATCGAATACCGGCTCGTATCCTATTTGATCTAATGATTCGTTTAGCCTATTTTTAATAAACTCTTTGAGAAGATCGGCATTTAAGTTTTCTTCTCCATAGCCATTAACAATCCAATCGATTATTTCACATTCATATCTAACTGCTTCTTTAGACTCATGAATAATCTTATCCTCTAATTCTTTATCAAATAGTTCTGGATATTCTTGTTTGATAGTGTTTATTATTTTGATACCTATCATAGCATGAAGATTTTCTTCTCTGCTAGTATATTCAACTTGTTTATTTGTGTCTTTAAGTAAATTCAAGAATCTGCCAAAATAACTAATAGTATAAAATTGAGAAAATAATGCTATGTTCTCAACAAACAGAGTAAATAAAATAAGAGAGTAAATAAATTGTTTTTTATTGTCTTGATGAAATTTATGTAAATGCTTACGAAGATAATTTACTCTGCCTTTAATAATATCTAATTCTAGAATTTTTTCAAAGTTATCATCTATACCCAAAACCTCCAAAAGTCTTTCATAGGCATCACCATGAATAACTTCCACATGAGCCATTGTGTAGCCCAAATCATTAAGAGAAGGATGTGGTAAATTATCACCAAGTTTGGCCCAAAATTTCTTTACGCTAATTTCTAATTGACCAATGGTTGATAATGCTCTAATAATAATCTGTTTTTGTTGTTCTGTTAAATTTACTCTAAAATCTTGAACATCGCTGCTAAAATTAAATTCGCGATGAGTCCAAAATCCATTATGCATAGCTTCTATAAAGTCTTGGGTCCAAGGATAATTGTCGGGTTTTCTGGAAATTTGTTCGTCGAATATCATAATGGTTTTCTTTCTTTTTTTACTAAAATAGCAGCTAAACCTAATATAGTTAAAGTTGTAAATTCTTTACCGATAGGATTAAAGTTTTCTATTAGATATAGTTGTATAAAATATATGGTAGATAAAATATAAAATAGGGTAATCATCATATTACACCATTCAATTGTCTCAGCCACTCAAGATTCGGGTCTATATAAAAAATTTTCATACCACTCATTTCAACGAACATATTGAATCTATTTTTTGCATCATCATCGAATAAAATTGTACCGTGATCATCTATCATATAGACTGTATCTATACCTTCTTGGTGTAGCGCTATTATACAATCATTACAACATTGGCCAGTAACGTAAGCTGTACCACCATCTGGTCTAACAACACAATTAGCAAGAGCATTTCTTTCGCTATGTACCATCCAATGGTATTTTTCCGGTCTTGTTAAAGGCAATTGGCTATCATCCAATCCTTTGGGAAATCCATTGTATCCAACACCAAGAATACGATTTTGCTTATCCGTTATAATACATCCGTGTTGTGTATGAATATCGTGACTTCTTTGAGAAACCACCCTGGCTAATCCAAGAAAATAATCGATCCACGACGGTCTGTTTTTTGAGTGTGTCATTCATGTATTATACTCTAATTCACTGTCGTGTCAACTGTTTTTTGTACGATGGCTGTTTTGCGAACGAAATCGTATGTTTGAACACGTTTGGGATTCATATGGTGCCATTCTATAGTAAAATTTTCTTTAGAGTCATCGAGAATTTTACCATAAACATTTAAATCTTCTTGTAAATAACAATCATTATTATATAATTTCACCATATGAAAAATACCATTTGGAGCTTTCTTATTTAAGATATTGATAGTTTTATGTTTGACTGTTGCAAACTTTAAATTATTATAGCCAATAATATATCCAAATATTCTTTCTAGAGCATGAGAATACGTTCCGTCGGTTTTTTCTTCAACTTTATTTATTTCTCTCGATAATAATTTTTGAAGAACATCTTGATATGGTATAAAATAATTTTTAAATATGTTTGTTTTGCTCATGAACATATTACCACCAAAAAAAGAATAATTTTTGATATTATCATAATCAATTTTTAGTATATCACATATTTCTCTAATTTGTTTTGAGTGATAAGATTCGTTATCGCTAAGTAATAAGTTTTGATTTCCAATAGCCCCATACTCAGGAGACAAAATAGTCTTATAATTATGCCAAAAAATTTTTTTACTACCTAAAAAATCATGCAGTAGCACATGTCTCCATTCAACTTGATTGTACGCTCCTAATAAACTTTTTTTACTATGCAATTTAATAAAATATGGTTCTTTTACATTTGGTAATATTTGTAAAAAAGAAGCTACATCGGCTCCATAATTTTTATGAAAACTGATAGTTGTTTTAAAATTGTTTTTAGCAGAATGTACTATATCTTTTTGTTGGCCGTGATCTTCTGATAGAGCTAAATATAAATAGATATTATCTTTAAATGGGGATAGTAATTTTTTAAAATCTTTCCAAAGATCCGGATGATATAAATAAAGACACACCGCTATCATAGATTATTAATTTATTAAGTTGAAAAACAAACATTTGTATTTTTTGTAGCAACATTGTATATCCATCTTAAAAATCTTTCATTATTACATCCATATTTAACAAATGTATATTCTGGATATGCTGTAATAACTTTATTTACTTCCGATTCAACATTATTGAAATATTGGCCAAGACTGCCTGATTCGTCTATAAAAACTAGAATTCTTGATCCTGGAGGAGGAATTGTTTCCCAACGATTTCTATCTAGAAAACTATTATTTTTTATCCAGTTATCGTCGAGTCTTGATCCATTAATTAAACACCGATATCTTGTATCTGTGGGGGTTCTAGGGGACCAAATAAAATTTTTAGGTCTAATAGGACATAAACTAGGAGTATATGCTCCTTCTGGTTGAACAGGGAATAGTGGTTCTGGTACACATGATATGATTCGAAATCCATTAAAATTAACTGATCTTTTACAAAAAGAATGAAATATTAATATTTTATTAAAATCAAAGTTTGATGATATAGTATTAATAGCTGCTATATCTGTTTCCCACAATCCACTAGCGCCTCCTTGAGCATAATCTGTTGCTCTTGTTATTATTCCACTACTATCTTCGTATCTTGTTGGATATAATTGTCCTGCTTGAGCGCATTCTGCCCAACTATTGAATTCAGAGTACAAAGTATATCCCCTCCAATTCAAAAGAGACGGAGGACCCGCCCATCTTACATATCCTTGTGGATTAATACATTCAGGATTTGTAGGATCCTGTAAGCATTGCCAATTATTTGATTCGTCAATAAACATTAAGATATAATCATTCGGTGTTATATTTAATGGTTGTGTTGGCGTTACTGTTGGGGTAACAGTTCTAGTTTGAGTTGTAGTAATAGTAATAGAAGGAGTTATGGTTTGTGTTGCACTAATAGTGGGACTAAGCGTTGGTGTCGGAGTAGCGCCACTGGTCGATGATACAGTTGGCGTCTGAGAGTTGGTGGCTGTGATAGTCGGCGTAATCGTTTCTATCGGAGTATTTGTAGGGGTATTTGTAGGAGTGGAAGTTGCTGTGACGGTATTTGTTGGAGTAATTGTTTGAGTGACTGTATTTGTCGGGGTTGCTGTCGTAGTAATTGTATTCGTTGGGGTGGCTGTTGGGGTAATTGTATTTGTAGGAGTGACTGTCGGAGTAACTGTGTTTGTGGGAGTGACTGTCGGAGTAACTGTGTTTGTGGGAGTGACTGTCGGAGTAACTGTGTTTGTGGGAGTTATGGTTGCTGTAAGTGTAGTGGTAGGAGTATAAGTTGGTGTTATTGTTGGGGTTATAGTTGGTGTAGAAGACGGTATTATTTCACAACATTTTATATTTTGCATAAATATAAGACTATTTTAGGGAATAAATTGAATACTTTGTCCGCCAACATATGGCGATTGTGTCGGAGTAATTGTTGCGGTAATCGTTGGTGTTATTGTTTGAGTAATGGTTGGCGAAATACTAGGAGTAACTGTTGGGGATGCGCTAGGCGTTTCTGTTGGAGTAACTGTTGGGGATGCGCTAGGTGTTTCTGTTGGAGTAACTGTTGGGGATGCGCTAGGCGTTTCTGTTGGAGTAACTGTTGGGGATGCGCTAGGTGTTTCTGTTGGAGTAACTGTTGGGGATGCGCTAGGCGTTTCTGTTGGAGTAACTGTTGGGGATGCGCTAGGCGTTTCTGTTGGAGTAACTGTTGGGGATGCGCTAGGTGTTTCTGTTGGAGTAACTGTTGGGGATGCACTAGGTGTTTCTGTTGGAGTAACTGTTGGGGATGCGCTAGGTGTTTCTGTTGGAGTAACTGTTGGGGATGCGCTAGGCGTTTCTGTTGGAGTAACTGTTGGGGATGCGCTAGGTGTTTCTGTTGGAGTAACCGTTGGTGACACACTATTTGTTGGAGTAGCCGTTGGTGACACACTATTTGTTGGAGTAGCCGTTGGTGATTCTGTTGGCGTGGCTGTTAATGATGATGTTGGCGTCGGAGATAAGCCTTCAGTTGGTGTTATGGTTTGAGTAATAGTAGGAGTAATAGACGGTGTTTGTGTTGGGGTAGGAGTAAACAAGCAACTAATATTCAAATTATTAGGCAGACTAGTAGAGCAAATACTGTTGATGATTAATCTAGCATCGCCACTATTATTTGCACATACTGGTTCTGGTATGCTGTCATATTGTGTGCTATATTCCCAATATCCGCTATTCCCCCACCCATTTTTTCGTGGACTATAATACGCTGCTTTATACCATTCATTGAGATTTGGAATAGTATAAGAACCACTATTGTGAGGAACTATATTTAAAGCGCTGTGTATATTATTAGATATAGAGCCGCTTATTGTATAAGATCCGTTTTCGGTAGTAAAAGCATTTGGCGTAATACCATCATTGTTTAATGTCTGATATCCAGTAGGCTGTCCATTATGTAGCCAGTTACAATATCTTGCGGCATTAAGCCAAGATATATAATTAACAGGTTTATTACTAAAATTTATTTTTGGTTCATAAGAATAAGGGGCGGTTAATCCTATCCTTAATATTCCTCCATAAGGATCTCCAGACATAGCAGTATTGTATAGATTATATGTATCATATGTTGCGACACTATTTAAAAATTCTATATAATTACAATTAGTAATAAGATGTTTATTTATTTGATAAAAATAATTAACTGATCCTAATTCATTTATTGGGTCCGCTATATTGCCCGTATCGTTTACTGTTACAAAACTAGATAAATTTAAAGGATTTCCTGTTGTTACTATTCGTAATCCTATGTTTTCACCAAAATCTGGTATTTCTATTTGTTCTACATCTTTAATACTACTACTATCTGTTTCAAAGTCACCTCCCAATATAATAACTAAATCATTAAAAAAAACAATTTCTGCGACATTTCCATTTTGATCATATGTTCCATAATAACTTGGTCCACCGTTACTTCCAACGGTTGTAACATTTCCACTTACGCTGCTATTCCAGTTGCCAGATGTTGCAAAATTAATTGTATTAGATAAAGGGGCATATTCTGCTGGTGTTGATGTTATTGTTGGTGTAGGAGTTGATGACTGTGTTGGTGTGAGAGATACAGATAAGGATGGGGTCAATGTGTTTGTTGGAGTGACCGTTTGAGTTTCTGTGGGTGTTGAGGTTAGTGTCTGTGTTATTGTAGATGTCGGGGTAGTAGTGGGAGTCTCCGTCGGGGTTGGAGTAGAAGTTGCTCCGGATGTTGGTGTTGGCGTGTTAGTTTCGGTTATTGTTGGAGTTATGCTTTCTGTCGGTGTCGGTGTTGGAGTTATGCTTTCTGTCGGCGTTAGCGTTGGAGTTGCTGTTGGGCTTTCTGTTGGGGTTGGTGTCGTGGTTTCCGTTGGAGTTGGTGTTTGGGTTTCTGTCGGAGTAACTGTTGGAGTTTCTGTCGGAGTAACTGTTGGAGTTTCTGTCGGAGTAACTGTTGGGGTTTCTGTTGGAGTAACTGTTGGAGTTTCTGTCGGAGTTGCTGTTGGGGTTTCTGTTGGAGTTTCGGACGGTGTCAGAGTCGGGGTTTCTGTAGAAGTTGTTGTCGGCGAAGCATTTGGGGTTATGGTTGATGTAATGGTTGGTGTTAAAGTAGGAGTTGATGTGTTTGTGGTGGTGATTGTAGGACTAACAGTAACAGAAGATGTAATTGTATTTGTAACGGTATTGGTTGGAGTTAATGTTGTTGTTGGTGTAAAAGTCGGAGTGATTGTTGGTGTTGTTGTGATTGTTGGGGTCAGGGTTGTTGTTGGTGTTTGACTTACAAGTATAGAATTTTCAAAAACATTAATAATTTTATTATTTAGTTTAGCACCAGACAAAATAAATCCTTTATATTTAACAATAATATCTTCTCCACCATATACTCTAGAATCATAAATTAATTGACCAAGTTTAATTCTATCGCATGAAGTTGTTGTGACGGTTGGTGTTACTGTTGGTGTTTTGGTTATGGTCGGAGTTATTGTCGGTGTTATGCTCGATGTAGGCGTAACAGTAGGGGTTCTAGTTAATGTTCTCGTAGGTGTTCTAGTAATAGTGGTAGTGGTTGTTGGTGTTCTGGTTGGAGTACTTGTTTTGGTGGGAGTTATACTATTAGTAATTGTTAATGTTGGAGTAACTGTTGGTGTTCGCGTTACTGTTTCTGTGGGTGTAATAGTTTGAGAAGGAGTGAAAGATGGTGTAAAAGTTGGAGTAACAGTATTGGTAGGACTAATGCTAGGCGTTGGAGTAGGACTAATACACACATTAGGAGAATCTATAGTATTACTAGCTACGCCAATAGAATTTGCTGAAACTTTATCTGGGACAGAGTCGCTTTGAGTGGCATATGTCCAGTAACCTGGACCAGAACCATTTTTATCTAGTGTATAATAAGCAGCCTTGTGCCATTCATTTCTATTAGGTAGCCAGTATAGATTTTTATTATCGGGATTTGGAACAGACGAAGGATTGGCAAAATTAAGAAGATAAACACCGTTCTCAGTTGAATTTGAACTAAGTCCAAAAGTTTGGGGTCTGTTATTATATAACCAATTAATATATCTAGCGGCATCATACCAGTTTACAAAATTAACTGGCTTATCATCCATATTAGCTTTAACAGAATAGACTGAGTTAGGACTGGAACCATTAACAGAAATACCGCCCCTTGGACTTGAGGTCATATTACTATTATACGGCCAAATATTACTATTTATTTGAGCATCGGTTCCGCTGGCAGCAACAGCATTTAAAAATGACACATACTCAGCATTTGTTATTTCATATTTGGAAATTTGAAAATCATAACTAACAGATCCTAGATTGCTTCTTGTAAAATCAACACTATTATTAGCACCAGAAATAGTAACAAAGCTTGAATGCGCGATGTTTAAGGAGCTATGTGCTGCGACCCTAAAACCTATTGTTTCGTTTCTATTTTCACGAGAAATAGATCCAGATGTTACTAAAAAAGACTCGTCCAAAGATGAAAATCCACCACCATATAAAACTATTCTACCATTATCTTGATAGTCTATAATTTCTCTAACGTTGCCATTTTGATCATATGTTCCAAAAAAACTAGGACCACCGTTACTACCTACGCTGGTAACATTTCCATTTTGACCGTTCCAATCGGCGTAGGATGCATAGTTCGCACTATTACAGTATCCTATAATAGAGTAAGATGGAGGATTTGACATTCATATTCCTAGTTATTTATTTATGAATTTATTGTATAATATTAAACTTAATACTCCTCCAGCAACGCCCATAAATATTCCAGACGGGCTAAGACTATCATATGTTCCTAGAATATAAAGTACTGCCCCACCCATGTATGAGCCAGCAACACCAAGAGCAACAGTTTGAAAAAAACCTAATCGCAAATTAACAGGAACTATGGCCTTTGCTAAAGAACCAACAAATAAACCATATACAATCCAGATTAGAAGATTAAACATTGGTAGCCTCCAGAAGTGTTAAAGATTCTTCGTCATTAAGATTCTTACCAACTTCCATGATGGCATTTTTTAAACTAACTCCGTATTGTTGATATTGTTTTTTACTCAAATGTTGTTTTAATATTTTGTTTAGTCTATAGTTATTTAACCAGCTATCTTTAATTGTTAAATTAACTATAGTATGTCTAAGATCTAAAGCCTCGCTCATTTTATCATTCTTACGTCTTTTGCTTCTACATTCTTGAATTACTCTTATAAGACTTAATATTACTCCAATTACTATAATTATAGTTATAGGATCAAATCCATAATTATTATTTTTAATATTCGCTTTGTCTATGACTTTTTGGGCAATGTGTTCTAGATTAGGATTTAATTGCATATTTAATCTTTCGTTAGGGTAAACAATATCCACAATCAACCATTTTTATTCCATCTCCACTTAGATATTTTCCGCTTCCTTTACAAACTGGGCATTCTTTTCTTTTATATTTTTTAATTGGTTCATTCCCAATATTTTTAACTATAGCTCCGGATAGAATAACAGGAGCAGTAGATGCTCCATTGTATTTTATTGATGTGAAAAATACCGACGCAAATAAAATTGATAATATTAGTTTATTCATTTTTTAATTCTTGGAAATAATGGCTTACGTTTTAATGGTGGTTTTGGAATAGGAGGAAAAGGATTTATATCATCTAATTCCCTACTTTTTTTAGGTATTATGAGCTTCAATATATTTAGTATAAAGTTTAGTACTATACTAATTAATCTATTTAATGCTAATTTATCAAAAAAATTCATAGTATTGCCTTATAAATAACTTATTATACACCAAATTATGTTTTATACAATATAGTATGGCGAGTATAGTACAAGATGGGCGTTGCTCAGTGAATACCCAACAGTATTATGAATAGCTATTGCTGCTCTGAATTGACAATTAATTTGAGAACAACTAATATCTGAATTGAGAATATTCTGACTTCTTTGATAAAGCAAGCCACCAAAAGACTGATTTGAATTGATGAGTTGTGCATTAATTAACGAAGAAAAAATTCTACTATTATCGATAGGAACAGATGTTTTTGGATAAAGTATATTTTCTACCCAAAAGGTTATCACATATCCTTCATAATTATTAAAATTAATAAGATTTCTAATATCATATAAAAATGAAAACGTGTTATCATTTTTTGTTATATCCGATAAATAAAAAGGATTTATAGGCATAGGCGTTTTTGTCGGTGTTGGCGTTGTAGTTGGAGTTGGTGTGACTAATGGTTTGTTATAAATAAATATTGCATCATTTTTAGCTATTGCTACTATTTTATTTCCATTAGAATTTATACATATGTCTTTCCAGTCTTTAATTCCAGGATCATTAAATTCTTGAAATGTAGAGCCAAAATCGTTACTAATATATAATAAACCACCTTCATTTGCATTTTTAAATGTAGATATAACTAATGCATCTCCTTGTTCATTGGTGGCTATATTGGTTATTGGTCCTGTTGTAATAAAATTATCTATTTCTGTCCAAGTATTACCGCTATCAATACTTCTTACTAGAGCACCTCTATTACCTGCATTGGCTGCTGCATATAGTCTAATAGGAGATGCTGCTACTGCTACCCAATATCTATCATAAATGTAAGGATTAGGTCTTAAATACCCAGTTCGTGAAATGCCATCAACTACAATACCTCCTCCTTGCCTAGCACTGATTGTTCTATATCGCTGTTCGCCTTGCGCTAGACCATAACTTGTAGATGTGAATGCTAGGCCACCTGTTTCTGTTAAATAGCTAGTTGCTACAAATTGAATATTTAGTGGATCATATGTCACTGTTGATGATCCCCAATCTAAATACCCTAATGTTTGATTATTCTTTACATAGAAACCATATACTGCGGACTCAGGAGCTGGTCTTGATATATGAATCCATGTAGCATAATTAACATTTGGATCCGATGACAATTGCCATGTTGTGCCTCTATCGTAACTATAATAAATTGTTGAGTCTAGTGTACAGGCAACCATGACTAATCCATTGTGATCCATTGCTATATCTGACCATCGAGCAATAGTTGCTCTTTGAGTCCAATTAATTCCTCCATCTAAACTTATATAAATATAATCATTATTAGCGCAAGCTGCTATTTTAGTACCATCAGCCGATATTGTTACTGCCGTCCAGTCTTTGATATTGTTATATATTGACCATCCGGGAACAAAAACTGACGGCATAGGAGTATGTGTTGGTGTTGGAGTAGCGGTTGTTGTTAGAGTAATAGTAGCGGTAGTAGTCGGGGTCCTAGTTGGTTCGCTAGTGAAGTTGGGCGTTGTTGTGATTGTTGGAGTAGGCGTTGGTTCGCTAGTGAAGTTGGGCGTTGTTGTGATTGTTGGAGTAGGCGTTGGTTCGCTAGTGAAGTTGGGCGTTGTTGTGGGAGTATTAGTATTTGTGGGCGTTAACGATGGATCTGGAATAGACGGTGTCGATACAGTTATATTGCAACAATAATTTCCTGCATTGTCTCCGTATGCACCATCATATATTCCGATGTATAGAGATCCAGATGTTTGGGCAATAAAAGTAATTTTTGAACCTATAACAAATATATCATTTAAATTTGATACAGTTAATAATGGTTGATTATTATTATCAATTTTAGCAATAGCAACATTCCAATTACCATATATGGAATTATTTTTAAGAAAACCATCTGCATTAGTATTACAAATATTACTATATAAATAACATGTGGTGCAGCCTCTTGTTGTGATCTCAACAGTAGAGCCTTGTTCGATATAAATATTACTGTTTTTAAGAATAGGAATACCCCATCCGGCCCCAAGAGTGGCTGGTAGTTCTATTTCAGAAGATGTGCAGATGGTTGGTGTAAGAGGATCGCAAGGAATACTTGGAGGAGTGCGAGTAGGCGATAAAGTCGGAGTGTTTGTTGGGGTAGATGTAAGAGTTGTTGTTGGAGAAGGATATGGTCCACAAGGACCAGCAAAAATAATACCATCACCTGAGTTAAATTCTCTATTATATCTAGGTATAAACAAAGAACCATCATTTTGATTAATAGCAATATTTGGAATAATACATTTAGATAAATATGAAAAAATAGTAGAAACAATAGTATTAGTTGTAAGATTAATACCTATAATATATGTTTCTATATCAGTGCTTATATTATTATAGATGCCATCACCAGTACTAGTGGCATAGTATAAAATATTATTAGATGTATCAAAAAAAAGATTACCAATTGATCCTGAGTTTCCAAATACTAAAGGTATATTATCAATAATATTTAATGTAGATATATCATATGTTTTTATATATGAATTAATACCAATAATATTTTCATATAAAACATATAACAGATTATTATAAATATATATTTCTGTCCAATGACTAAGATCCAATATATTTGATTCACTTAGTTCATTATTAGTAGTATCAATTATACATAATTTATTTTCATTGTTGCTATGAAATGATATATATAATTTATCATTTATCTCATCAATAGTTAAACTAGAAACTAGATTATTAGAAAAAGAAGATAAAATATTTTCATTAGACGATATAATTGTATCAGATAAACAATCAATAGTATGAAGAACTAATTGATTAGAAATACTAGAGCGACTAATTGTATATATTTTATTAGTAGTTGAATTTATACAAATATTGGTTGGAAAACCTTTAGTTCCTAGTATTATATCATTAGAACCTATAGGAATAATTTTTATTACATGATATAAACTATCGTCTAAAATTATAATACCTGGATTTTTACCATAATTAATAATATATGCTTTACTTAAATTTTCATTAATAACAGCATCGCCCAACTGCCATCCACTCTCATATGTGGTTCTAATTTTAGTTTTATAAACAGTATTAATTATCTCTATCTGATCATTACCAGAATCAATACAATAAAGAGTTTTACTATTATTATTAAAATATAAATTACTAGAAGTTATTAAATTATTAGTTTCTGTTTGTCTAGAAAATAATAGTTCTGTTGTATGATAGCAAGATCCTAAAGCCGGAGGGGTTGGCGGGGGTATGGTCGTTGTTACTGTTGGACTAGGTATTATAGTACAACATTTTGATTTTTTGATATCGCTCATTATAGTTCAGCCTGTTGGTAGTGTTATAATATTGAAATTACTTTCAAGAGTATTAATTCTACCTTCTAAAATTTGTATTTGACTATTAATTAAGGCTGAAGCCTGTTCTACGGTAGTATTTAGTAGAGCTATTGATTCAGGAGTTATTGTTGGAATATTTTGTGTTGTTGAATCACTATCATATTTGAATTCAATTAAAACTATAGTATTAGTATCTCTATTAAGAGCCCATTTTTGATTATCTGGTAAAGCTGGTAAATTAACACCTAGATTTGGAACCGGTACAAGTTGTGGTAAGCTCATAATGTATCCTTAATATTATATATTGTGTCCTAGATAGTCAAAACCATAATCTGGTAATTTTTGTAATGGAAATCCGTCAAAGTCGCTAAAAGCGTATGCCCCATTACCTTTTAACATACCGGCTGCTACATCTGCTTTTATTAAAAATGATCCGTCAGGTATTGGACCCCATGAAGGATGACCACCATCATTCCATTTACCCCAGCTATTCTGTACTAGAAAAGCTGGTTCACTACTAGTATCATCACAAGCAATCCATGCCATAGCATGAGCCCAAGAGCCTTGCGGTTTAGCAAAACCCTTACTGTCTCTTCGGCTACTAAAACCATAGCTACTACAAACACTAATTCCATAACCGTTAGCAAGAGCATCTCGTGCTTCTTCTACTGTTCTAACCAAACTTACAGTTTTAACTTGATGATCGTTTGCAAGATCTATAACTTTGTCTGGTAAGCTACGACCACCCCATCCAGCACCTAACATACCTTGATATTTACTAAGATCAACAACGCCAGGGTAATTTTTTCTAACTAAGACACCACCATATTGGCTGACAAATTGTGCTGCTCTAGAACAACTCATTCCTTGTCCACCATGACCTCTTGCTCCGTATATTGCTTCTGTTGCGCCTCTTGCTATCCAACTTTCTTTATGTTTATCTACATCTATTTCTACAGCACGAGAAATATCTACAGCATTTCTAGTAGAGTGGCTTACACAGTCCCCTGTAACCTGGCGCTCATTATAAGGGTTCTTATCGAACTTTAAAACACTTTTGTATGGAGTAGATAATTTACCTTTACCGGTTCCAACAATTTTTTTGGCTCCGTCTCCAAAATAACCATACTTAGAATTTTCTAAAAGATTTTCGAATATATGCTCTTCCCAAAGACATCCCTGAAATCCATCTTTGTATAGTTTTAATAATTGTTCAGGAGATAGTCTTGCCATTATTTACTTCCCTCATAAAAAGCCCATGCTAAACCATTAAAAGCTTCGACGGCCTTTTTTCTAAGTTCGGGGTCTAGAGCAACATTATCGTCTCCGATATGCTGTACAACAACATAGGTAGCCGCTTGTGTTAGATCAGGATATTTACCTTTAAGATCCAAATTATAAAAAGCTCCAGCTATTTTATTAGCTTCTCTAATTTCATCAGTATTTTTAATTACTTCATTTTCACCATCTAGTTCTATTAGTCTTGCCAAGTCAGAGAATAATCCGCTTAATTTCACACCATCAACTGATCGATCCGAGCTTCCGGATTTTAGGATCTCGGTTACTTTTTGACAATTATCCTTTAATGACGGATCCAACGGAGCTAATACCGATGGAGCATGATTTATTGGATTGGTGGATAGATTATTTTTAATAACTGGTCCAAGTAATCCGTATGTTAATAATAGTCCTCCAATGACTAAAACTATTATATTAGTATTTTTAATATTCATTTTGTCTCCTGGCCGCATGTGTTGGGACTAAGATGTGGAAATGCGCTATCTAAAACTTCAACAGCTTTTGGACACTTCATTTTTTCTGCTAAATCCCTAGTATTTTTCCAACTACTAATTAATTTTAGAAAATCATTATCATTTTTTGCAACAGCAGACTCTGTGCTGACTCTGTTTACTAGTTTACCAATAAGCCCAGCAATATAATCTTTAACTGGTACTAATTGATCCTTAAATAGTACAAATAATATAAGAGCGGCTCCTCCATAAACCATTAGATCTGTTCCTGATAATCTACTACTAAATTCTTGAAAACTTTCGGCATAATTCATAAGATTCGTCCTTTCAGACTAGATAATTGTGTTGAACTGTTAATTTTGGTTTAAAAACGCCCGCTTCTCTAAAAATTTTAACCATACTGTCAATTGTTGAACTGACCAAAATCATAAGAAAACTTTTAACATAAGAATGAATGTACCCTTCTATTATGTGCGGCACAACGGGAATGTCAACTGCTAAAAATAAGCTATCATAAAATTTACTAATCATACTCATAGCTAGCTCTTTTTTTTGTGGACTACTTAAATCTCGTCCAATAATTTCTATAATTTGTATTATGCTAGCTATTGCTAATTGCAAAAGTTTCCATGCTTGATCTATTGCGAATCTTTTAACATCCTTAAATGATTCTTTTGTTCTACTTATCAGTTTTTCTACTTCGTTTAGTATTAGTTCTTGGCTTTTTGGTGTTTCTGGACTTTCTTGGTTTGTCATCTTTTTTCTCCTCATTAACAACTGGTGGGGTGTTGACAACTTCTGGTGTAATTTCCGTTTTGATATTTTTTCTACTATTAATATACTTATATAATATTAC